TATACTATCTTCAATGGTAACCAAGCCTTCGTTCTAGATTCATGGAACAAACGCTTTGCAGTTAAATCCGTTGAAGCTCCAAAATCAACCATTAAAGACGCCATCAAGCAACACATGAAAAGCTTCGAAGGCAAAACAGTAACTGTAGTACTCGACCCAAGAAGTTCTTCTGACGAAATCTACAATGTCAACCCCATCAAATCAGCCAAAGCTTCCTAACCACCCACCTCAACGACCTCGTTACTATCACGGTAGCGAGGTCTTTTTTTGTCCCGAGTCATATATAGCGGAGGGATTGCACGCCCCATTCGCTGTTACCGACGCTAAAGCGTCGACAGCTGGCGCCTCACCCAAACCTGCCGTGCAATCCCTCCTTCAAAGTGGTCACGAGCAAGCTCGCTCCATTGACTAAATCCTCCACTGCCACATATTATGTGCGTTAGCAACCTGTAGGGTAAGGGACGCCGTCGACCCAAGACCAACGACCTCAGACCCAAAACAGGATTCCGAATCTTGTGTGCTACTCGACCCAAGTCCTTGACTCGCAAGCCTTTAGCTAGTGACAGCTACACAAAGGTGTCGAGTTCGCAACTATCATTGAAGTGACAACTGCGTTGTAAGCTCTAGCACTACCACCCCCCACCTCTCCCGTGGTACCACTATCACTACCACTCGCAGTCGCCTATCAATCACAGAAATAAAAAACTATCTTTTCGAAGGCCGACCCCCCATCCGGTGGTGCGGGGGGTACCAAAAAGGTACTGTGTTATACAAAAGGGAACCCATATCAGAAAAATTTTATGCCTAATCAACAAGTAACCAGATTAAGAGAAGACGTTCATAAGTTCATTCACGATGATGACTTCCATGCAGCTATGGCGGCATTGCGAGATGGATTGCAAGCGAACCAAACAGTTCGTAGAAACCGCGCAGATGGCGAAAGGGGAGTAGAATATGCGGAAACTCCGGCCCATATTACCCGAATTGCTGCTGCAAAATTGATGTTAGAGTACGGATTTGGCAAACCAGCGACCAGAGCTGAAATAAATATCAACAATGAGACGCAAAAAAGCGCTTCTCCGGCCGAAATCATGTCCCGATTCAGACAATCGGGTATGGATTTGAACGAAATTGTCGATGTTTACACAGAATCAGTAAAAGAAGCCCCATTGGAGATCGAAAATGAGTAATACTATCCAATTAGGCGCTATCGAGACCAATCTCGAAGATATAGGTACCGATAATCACGGTATGGGTTCGGATTATTACCGCAGAAAACCTTATGTAGTAGAATCTCGAAGCTTTGACGACAATGTGAAGAAACAATTTCCACATCGAGATGCTGTTATGGAAGACTATTTAGTGGATCGAGCTCAAACACACCAACTGGATAGAGTAGATAACCCATCCAAAATTCGCGGCGCTAATTTTCTACCGAAACCTCATTGGGACAGAAGGCACGATAAGGTGAGACATAATATTTACGAAACAGGAGCTGCCGAAGATAGAGGACTAACCCAGCGAAACAGCCCAACAGGTCCATTCAATGCCGCAGCGACATACTATGGCACGAGAGACTCAGAACCAACAATCGACACCTATACAGGAGGCGAGTCAAATAGTGTTCATGAAGGGATGCATTATCTAGCCGACCCCAACCCAGGGTCTCCCGATTACACATACGCGGACCCACGAAAAGCTATACCAATACCCGACTTAAAAAGACTGAAGACATGGGGGACGAGGGGAGGAGAAATTATGGCTGAAGCTGCGGAAGCAAAAAGAAGGTACGCTCACCAAACAGTAAGTAATCGAAAATCCCAACTCGGTTATTACGACTATGACGTGGATCCCAACTACTACGATTATGATAAAGAGGAATACCAAGATGTTATACGAAGTAAGTATAAGGACTACCACGGATCAGAACCTTTTGATGAGAACCACCCAGCGGTAAAGGAGGGCAAGCCTATCCCAAATGAGGTAATCGACGACATGTTTCAGCAGTGGATGTTTGAGGATAAAAAGGGGTGGGGCGACGCCCACCGAAGCAGACCCGAAGACTTCCCCGTAGAAGTATTTAAGGAAGCCCTAAGACTAGGAAAAAACGACCAAAGACCCGCGGGCTTATTCACAGGCCGTGGACCGCAGAACGCATAACAATTTTATGAGCAGCAACCAACCAGACAAAGGCCCAGGACAAAAGTTTGAACACGAATTATCGGCGGTATTTGTCCGTTGGTGGGAGGAGTCAGACCTGGATGAATTAGAAATGTCACATCTCGCAATAGGTGTAATCGAGAGATTCTGCAATACCACAGTCGAATTCGAGCCCGACCAGGAATTCTTGGATGAAATAGGGGAGGAATAATGCACAGCCTCGAACAAATTAAATTTATGAACACGCCCGCAGAAGTAGCAAAGCGACAGGCTTTGGCTCGGGCAATGAACAGGAGAAATAACCATGCCAGCAAAAAAGAAAAAAGCTAGCGGCACAGCCAAGAAGAAAGGCCCGTGTTGGAAAGGATATCAAGCAATTGGTATGAAGAATAAATCAGGTCGCAAAGTCCCTAACTGCGTACCCAAATCTAAAGGAAGGAGCAGAGGAAAATAATGCCAGGATTCGGAAGAACATACGGAAAAAAGAAAACGTCGGCCAAGAAAAAGCCTATCAAGAACATGCCCGGTAAGAAAAAGGCCAGCTATGCCCGCAAAAAGAAAACCAAGTAAACCCATTCGGAAGACGACTAAGGGTAAAGGAGCTAATTACCGCACCGCAAAAGCTGGTGCCGGTATGACAAAGAAGGGTGTAGCGGCATATCGCAAAGCTAATCCCGGATCCAAGCTCAAGACTGCGGTTACAGGTAAGGTTAAAAAGGGAAGCAAAGCTGCGGGTAGGCGTAAATCATTTTGTGCGCGATCCAAAAGTTGGACGGGTGAAAGAGGTAAAGCAGCCCGAGCCCGCTGGAAGTGTTAATTCGAATTCTAGTCTTATTGAGCGTCCCGGCGTGTACGGTACATAACTATCATCATTATAAATACGAGTATAAATACGACGTTAAGATGGACGACAGTCCAACTCACAAGCCAAACCCGATTCAATGACTGAAAATACCGAGCAACTAGAAAATTTAATCAGAATCGACCCGGAAGTCTGGTTTAGTACATTCGGAGTAATCCGAGATAAACGGGGAAAAGACATAAAACCGATAGCAAATACACTACAAAAAAGAATGTTTGCCCATTACCGGAAATGTCAGCTCGAAGACCGGCCTTGTAAGATGATTATCCTGAAGCCCCGGCAAAAAGGAGCGAGTACATGCGCGCAGGCTTTGACATATCACCACATGAGAAAGCATGAAAATCTTGCCGGATCTTTGATGGGGGATATTAGCGGTACAAGTGACAAGGTTTTCGAAATTTACCGCCGGTATGCGGAGAGCGACCATTTCCCCTGGACCGAAGGCCAAGGGTCTGTGGCCGACGGCGGTAGTCTTGCGGACTTGATCAAACTCCAAAGTGGATCAGCCTATGGTAAAGAGACCGCGGGATCCAAGAATGCTGGCCGATCGGGTACAATTCAGGTTGGTAATATGACTGAGGTTGCATTCTGGCCCATGCAGGGAGAACGGGACCCCGCTCTTGGATATTTGCAGAGTTTATATGACGGGGACAATTTATCTTTGGTAGTAGCTGACTCCACACCTAATGGCCCAAACGGTTGGTTTTACCGGACATGGGTACAGGATAATGAATGGGCAAAGATATTTGCCGCATGGTTTGAATTTGAGGACTCGGTTATTCCCTTTAATTCTAAATCCGAGCGTCAGGATTTCAGTGACACCATGACGGAGGACGAAAAGGAGGAGATGGAAAGATTTGGAGTAAATCTTGAACAGCTTCATTGGCGTCGCCGCGTTCTTCAGGACAAATGTAATGGTGATCTTTCCAAATTCCGCCAGGAATATCCGAGTGATCCCGAGGAATGTTTCTTAATGTCCTCCCGTCCACGGTTTCATGTTGGCAATCTAGATAAAATGTCAAAGGCTTCGGCTGGTATTAAACCCAAAATGGGAACAATTGGCGTCCAAACCGATGGAAAAACCGCTAGTTTTAAACCTGACCGCTTGGGGAACTGGAAAATTTACGAGGAACCGGAATATGATTCTCAATATTTGATCTCGGTTGATACATGCACTGGAGAGGATCAACAAATGCAGGGATTAGCAGCTGATCCTGACTTCCATTCTGTTCAGGTTTGGAAAGCCCCCTTTGAAGATTGGCATGGTAACTGGCATGTCCCACGTTTGATCGCATTGCATCACAGCCGATTGGACATTGGCGTGCTCGCTCAGGAGATTGAAGGTATTGCCCGTTGGTACGGGAACGCATTTATCATCCCTGAGGTTAATAATTCCGGATTGGCACTATTAAAATATCTATTGGAAGCTGGATTGAGCGTGTACCGCCGTCGCCGATATAATGATTCGAGCGGAATGGTGGAAAAAAGCTATGGATGGAGCACCGATAAGATTACCCGAAAGACAGTAATTGACCATATGGCAGCCGAATTGATTGAGGAGAACTTTGATATCCCCGATCCCGATGTCCTGAAAGAAATGAAAACCTTTGTAATTAGTGATAAAGGCAAACCTCAAGCTGCCCCGGGCCATCATGATGACCATGTTCTGGCTGCGGCGATCGCATTATATAATATCGACCAGGCCAGCACTTTTAAAGCACCTAAAAAGAGCAAAATTACAAACCGCATGCTACGCAAGAATCCAAGCCTAATGTGCCCGGATGGCTTCATGCGTGTCCCTTTAGGAGCCATTAAGAAGAATTACAAGCGGTTGATGCCGTAATTCCCCGCAACTACTCTTCTCGTTATGGATACTGCGATAAGTCGATATGCTAAGGCAAAGGGAATTTCAGAAACCGAAGCGATTAAACAATTTAAAGAGTTAAATAAAAGCTTTAACAGTTTATACGGTACCGGTGGGTTAGGATTAGGTACATTCGACATCAATAACGATAACCAGCGTCCCGCGCACGACGCCATGGGCGCCGCGTTCAAAAAAGACCCCGCATTATTTGAAGCTTTTAATGATTGGAGATCGGTCAACGGGGGAGGTAGTGTAAAAGACGCATTAGAGTCAGCAAATAACTCTCTAGGTTTTAAAGATGGAGCTCGTGGTATTGTTGATGGTATAATCGGAACGGAATCTCAAAATGAAGCCTACTCCGATTTATTTGGTGCTTACGGTTTTACAGAAAATGCCGACGGTAGTTTTTCAGAACCTTTTTATAAAGAACAGGGTAAAAAAGCAGCAGACGAAGCAGTAAACGCAGCAACTCCCGCAACCGACGCAGAGGTAAAGGCTGCCGAGGAGAAGGCCGCAGCCCCAAAAACTTTAGAACAACCCGAGGGCGGAGCGGCTCAGGCTCCAGCCCAGCCCGCAGGCCCAACGGGTATAGGTGAAAGAATCAAAAGTTTAAATGACGCTGCTCAATCGCTACCCGCAAATGTACCCCTCGGAACAGGCGGAGCGACTAAAGCAAACCGCGCTCAGATGAACATGCAGGCCGAAGCAAATCGCCAAATAGGGGATCTTATCAAGCAGCAAAAGAAGCAGTCCGACCAAAACAATTTTCTTAGGGATAGATATGACGCAACAAACGGACGCCGAGCCGGAGCATTTGACCGCTTAAGCGATCAACAAAAAGACGAAGCAGTATCAAACTACAGCGGTCGAAGCCGATTTGACGATTCTAATGTTTTTGCCCAAGCTCAGTACCAGCAATTAAAAGATTCAGGCTACACCCCGCCAATGGCAGACCTCCAGTCGCAAT